TTACTTGGAATATTTTCTTGGAATATTTTCAGGTAACGGGACATCAAGTGTCGGTGAAACTTTAACCTTCCTGTCATAGATTAGCACTTGCCCCTCGGTTTTGTGACCAGAGAAAAGTTGCTTATCCCGACTGCTTCCTTCATAGTCTGAAATTCCTTTCGCCTTCAGATCATGAAAGGTGAAGTCGGTTAAAATACCTGAAATTTTGCCTGCGCGATTTCTTGCTTCTACCCACATTTCGTTAAAGCCTTTGTACATATATCGGTTGCCGTATTGATTACTGATTACATAGGCGGATGTTGGTAACTGTTTTGCTTTTTCGATCGCCGCCTGTAATCGTGGACTCCATGCTTTTATCTGTTTTTTTCCTGTTTTCCCTTGCTGGATAAAGATTCCGTCGTTTCCAATCTGCTCCCATTTCAGCGATAACACATCGGAAACCCTCGCTGCACACAGATAGGCAATTTCCATTGCGATAAAAACAGGAAGAGGTGCAACGCTTAATACTGCCTGGTATTCTTTGTCGGTTACATATCGTTCGCGGTTTTTGGCCTTGAATTTACTTACACCTGCACATGGGTTAGCCTTCACGTACCCTCGCTCATACCCCCAACTGTAAACGCGGGACATACTGCTTTTTTCATGGTTGGCTTGCGTTTTACTCTGCTCCCCTCTCTTGTCCATGTATCGACGGATGTGTTCTGGTTTTATGGAATCTGCCGGCACCTTACCGAATACGGCAAGCAACTTTTTTTGATGTTGCAGATAATCTTTTTGTGTTCTTGGACTGAGGTCACTGTAATAGGCGCTGACGAGGAATTTTTCCCACAAGCGACCGAATGTCATTGCACGATCGCGATTATTTACAGTTTCCTCATACTTTTTCCATAAAGCAGCTAAACCATCCTTGATGGCGGTTAGTGTGACAGATTCTCTGGATGTTGGTTTCCATACATAACTATATTTATTTGGGTATACATTTGGAGGTAGTTTTTCGTGTTCAGGATTTTTCCTTCGTCTTCCCATTAGATTGCACCAAAATTCGGCTCTACCTCGCGTGGTGGTAAAGTTTTATTGCAGGTAAATAGATCCCGGCTGACAATCGGTTTGCCACTACGATTGGTATAGAACGGAAGCCCGTTTTCCGTTAACCATTTTCGCTGGTGGCTTGCATATTTGCAGCCCGTTAATATTAGCAATTCATCTTCGGTTAAAAATAAGTTGCTCATAGCTATATCTCATAACCGCCGCTAACTATATACGGTTAGCGGCAATTAGGGTTGAACATTAAAAATCAGCCTGACTCGGGATCAGTTTTTGCCAGATAACTGAAACGTATTTTGCCTGGTAACGGGCGTCATCAAGTGCATTATGGCGCTCACCTTCGAATGGAATAGCCGTTCTGGCATCGAAGTCTATGGCTTTCCCCAGCTCAACGATTGTGCGTACATCGCGATCGTTGTAGTAACGCCACGGGCAGGGGATCCCCTGCCGTTCGTATGAACGGCGCAAAATCGTGTTGTCGAAGTTGGCTCCATTTCCCCAGACCTGAACAAAAAATTCACCGGAGTTTTCGTCGATAAATTCCCGCAATTGTAACAGTGCATCATCTAACGGGATTTCATCGGTCATAATGGCAGATTGCGCTTCGCGTGATTGCTTAAGCCACCATTTAATGGTGTCCCGATCAATGACTCCGCCAGCAGTTTCCAGATCGATAGTCTTACTAAATTCCGGTCCCATATCTCCGGTTTGCGGATCGAAAAATATTGCACCTATTGAGATAATCGGGGCATCGGGATTTTTTCCCATGGTTTCAAGGTCGATCATCAGATGAATCCCCGCTCTGCTGGTGGATGTGAGATTATGATGACCGTTCGCCTTAATTAAGGGATCTGACGCCTCGCCAGTTTCACTATCGCTGGCATGATGCTGATTGCCGCCAGTGTTCTCCTTGTGCTGATGCGCAGTGCCTTCCATTGTTGAACTCGTACGCCAGAGTGGGCGCGAGACGTTACGACAACTGGAAACTAAAACTGGGGCAACAAGATATCTGATGACCGTTCTGGCCAGAGAGCTGGTTGCCAGTGGCGATGTATACAATTCTGGCTACGGGTTATTCCCGTCTGAACAGGCTCGTAAAGACTGGCAAAATGCCCGCAAAAAACTCTCAAGGGCAAAGCTGAAGAAACCATCTGCGGTTGATCCGGACCTTATCTGGTCATTACCTGATGGAGAAATACGTCGTTACGACAGGCATCATAATATAATTTGTACTGAGTGTCGTAAAAGCGAAGTTATGCAGCGCATATTGTCGTTTTATCAGGGGAATGTTCGGTATTTATTAAAGTGACGAGATTAAAATGCATTAGTTAAGATGTGAATTGACATTTTGTGGCACAGGATAGAGCTATCGTGGTTGTCCGCTTTGTGCCAGAAGCGGAAGTTAGAAATTATCTGCCAACCGATAAGATGGCTGCCTAAGTCGTAGCGATTCAGCACTGTTTTAGCGGCGCTCGATTGCAAAGTCGTGCTTTGCTGACTTGCGATTGTGCTCTTTACGAGCAAAGCTTTCAGGTATAGTAAGTGCTAACTGTAGTGTAAAATTATAGGGATAGATGAAGAAAACAACGAGGCTTTAGCTAATCTTTGCAGTTGTGTCTGCTATAATAAGGCGAAATTTTATCTGCATGATTTTGTTTGATTAACTCCGAAAGCCAGCTCTCTCGGTGAAGATTGGGAAGGGATATCAATGAGTGATGATAGCTATAAATTTCAAAAGTTAACGCCGTTCAGCGATGTTGAGCTGGGTGTATATAAAAATGCGATAGATTTTGTTTTTGCCAATAACGATCTAAAAAATGTTGCGATATCAGGGCAATATAGCGCAGGAAAAAGTAGTCTTATCGAATCCTATAAGAAAAGTCATTCAAATATAAAGTTTGTTCATATCTCACTTGCTCATTTCAGATCGATTGAGGAAGCTGAAACTAATGAACCAAGTAAAGATATAAATGAAACCGCGTTAGAAGGTAAAGTTCTTAACCAGTTAATTCACCAAATTAATGCTGATGATATTCCCCAGACACATTTTAAAGTAAAGAAAAAAATAAAAACTAACAACATTGTGATAAACACCATCTTTACGGTGTTATTTATCGCCATGATACTACATATCACGCTATTTAATAAGTGGGAAAAGTTTGTTTCACTTTTATCTGAAGGTAATATAAAGACACTACTTACATTATCAACTAAATACGATACGCTTTTAATTAGTGGGTTTATATGTACTATCCTATCTTGTATTTTCATTTACAAGTTAATAAAAACCCAAAAGAATCGTAATGTTCTTAAGAAAATAAATTTACAGGGTAATGAAATAGAGATTTTTGAAGAAAGTAACGAGTCTTATTTCGATAGATATTTAAATGAAGTATTGTACCTTTTCGAGAACGTTGATGCTGATGCCATTGTTTTTGAAGACATGGACCGTTTTAATAGTAATAACATCTTTGAACGTCTTCATGAGGTTAACAGACTGGTTAATATTCAACGGGACACAGCAGGGCACAAGAAATCGACGTTACGTTTTATTTACTTGCTTCGTGATGATATCTTCATTTCGAAGGATAGAACCAAATTCTTTGATTATATCATTCCAGTTATTCCTGTTGTTGATAGTTCTAACTCTTACGATCAGTTTATCACACATTTTGATGGTGGTGGTATTCTCAAGTTGTTCAATGAAAGATTTCTACAAGGGATGTCTTTATATATTGATGATATGAGAATATTGAAGAATATTTATAACGAATTTCAAATTTATTATAACAAATTAAACACGACAGAACTTGACTGTAATAAAATGTTGGCCATTATTGCCTATAAGAATATTTTCCCAAGAGATTTTAGTGAGTTGCAACTTAATCAAGGTATGGTTTATACCATATTTAGTGAAAAAGACAACCTTATTATTGAAGAAATAAAGAAAATAGAAAAAGATAATAGAGATAGAAAAAAAGAGATTGAGGCAATCAATGATGAAATACTCAACTCTAGTCAGGAGGTTGATGCTATATACGATAAGGAATTATCTAGATATAATAATCATCCTCACTATAATCAGGCTGAGAAAGCTGATATAGCAAAGAGAAGGGCGGCTAGAAAAGAAAGTGTTGAAAATAAATTTAATGGTAAAATAGAAGAAATTAATGAGCTTATATCAAGATCAAGAGAAAGTTTGGTTGATTCTAGAAACAAAAGACTTAAAGAAGTAATAACTAGAGAAAACATTGATGAAATATTTAAACTCACCTATACCAATGAAATTGGAGAGGAAAGAGACTTTAATGAAATAAAAAGCAGTGAGCATTTTGACTTGCTTAAATACCTTATTCGTGATGGTTATATTGATGAAACCTATACCGACTATATGACCTATTTTTATGAAAATAGCCTGAGTCGAATTGATAAGATGTTTTTACGCAGCATTACCGATCAAAAAGGCAAAGAGTTCACTTATCAACTCAAGAACCCCAAGCTGGTCGTTGCCCGCCTTCGAGAAGTGGATTTTGAACAGGAAGAGGCGCTTAATTTTGATTTATTAGCTTATCTGCTTCAAACGCCAGCCCAGGTAAACTTAATAAAACGTTTATTCAAACAACTAAGAAAAGATAGAAGAGTTGAGTTTATTCGTGGTTACTTTGAAACTGAGAGGGCTCAGCCTGTCTTCATTAATCGATTAAATACACAGTGGCCTGAGTTTTTTTCTTATGCGCTGACAGAGAGTGAATTTTCTGCTGATTGGGTTAAACTCTACTCTATAGGCACGTTTTATTATTCTGCCAATGACGCCATCGAGGCCATTAATATTGATGATTGTCTGACTGATTACATCTCTGATTCGGCAGGTTATTTAGCAATATCAGAACCGAAGGTTGACAAATTAATTAGTGGTTTTAAGTTGCTTAACGTCTCTTTTGTCAGTATTAAATTTGAAAACGCAAATAAAGTACTCTTTGATGCGGTTTACCAGCATTCACTTTATGATATTAATTTTTCCAACCTGACCTTAATGCTGAGTAAGGTTTACACGCTTAATAGTGAAGATGATATTCGCCATAAGAACTATACACTAGTGATGTCACAACCTGATTCTCCCTTGGCTAGTTATGTTAATAACCATATTAGGGACTATCTGGATATGGTTTTATCTAGTTGTGATGGTTCAATCGTGGATGATGAATCCATTGTTTTATCCGTTCTTAATAATGAGGGAATATCTGATGAACAAAAAGGCCAGTATATAAACGCTTTGCAAACTTTCGTGACATCTCTGAGTGAGGTTGAGAGCGAATCTTTATGGTCATCTTTGTTGGATAAAGATAGAGCAGTGTGCTCTGAGGAAAATATTGTCTCTTATTTTGAACATGTTGATGGACTGGATGACTCACTTATCGAATTTATCAATAGAACTGATGTAGACCTGAATTTTCAAAATATTAATATTGATAACGAGCTTAAAGGTAAATTATTTAAATCGATTGTTATCTGTAATGATTTATCAAATGATAAATATGAAAAATTAATTTGCTCACTAAATATTATTTGTAAAACATCCTTTAGCGCTAGTAATATCGCGAGTGATAAGTTCAAAATATTAGTGGATAAAAATATTATTCGTATGAATGTTGCGCCACTTAATTTCATACGAGATAACTATTCAGAGCAACTTTCCTATTATATTCATAAGAATATCAGGGCATACGTTGAATTAATGACGATTGATAACTTTATTTTGGATGAGGCTATATCAATACTTTCTTGGAAAGTTGATGATGATTTGAAAGTTAAGCTACTCGAGTTTGTTAAAACTCCGTTGGCTATTTATAGTAAGAATTACTCTCAGGTCGTTAATGACTATATTTTAGAAAATAATTTTAAACCAGATGAACTTCTAATCTTGACGTCATCTTATAAAACTTGGGGAACCTCTACTCAGTCGCTCATCTTGAGTCGAGCAATACAGGATATATCAGCATTGATAGCAAGTCCTAATGATGTTTCTGAACCGTTACTAAAAAACCTGTTTGTCGCAGAGGGACTGAATATGCAGAATAAAATAGCACTGCTAATCGCTTTGTTGCCGGGTAAGGATTTGAGTAAGACGACTTGCAAAGAGTATCTTGATCTGCTTGGTTTATCGGAGTTCAGTAAAATTTTGGGGCGAGGCAAACCTAAAATTGAAGTTGATTCAACTAATCAAAGTTTATTAACAGCATTAAGAGATAACCACTTCTTCTCTGATTTTGAGGTGGATAATGAAAATCCCACTTATTATAAAATAACAAGGCGGCGCTCTATGTTTGGCTCAGATACATAGCATTATGTATTTTTCTACAGTTTGGGCACTTTTATAGTGCCCAATTTTTACGCTGAAACTTACGCAGATAATCTGACTTTTTCCCAGTTGACGAGTACACCTAGGTGTTCGTGAAGCCCTCAGTGTGTTGGGACAGATGCGAGCGTCCGCTCTTCGCTCAAAGCGGCCTAGAAGGTTAGCTTGCGTCGGACTTGGCGTATTTAAAGAAGTGCTGGTGGTGACTGGTTGTTGTGTTCCATTTCTACAGAACAAAATCACAGAAACTATACCCAATAGTTGTATTGAATCACTGACGAGACAGCCTCATATTTATCAGGACTGGTGTACGTCCAATACAGGAGGTTGTGGTGCTGGTTCTCAAATGTGCGCTGGCTATTGCTGCTGTAATGGCAATTTATTGCCTTGCTGTTGTTCTTATGGATCGCCTTTCTGACTGATTTCATATTGGCGAGGTGACGGGAGTTAAGTAGAATGGCTGCGGGTGCTTGAGGCTATCTGTCTCAGGCATGAACACCAACGGCAGATAGAGAAAAGCCCCGGTTAACATTACGCGTCCTGCAAGACGCTTAACATTAATCTGAGGCTCAATCTATGAACGGCAAATCTAGGTTAGCCTCTTACGTGCCGAAAGGCAAGGAGAAGCAGGCTATGAAGCAGCAAAAGGCGATGTTAATCGCCCTGATCGTCATCTTTTTAACCGTCATAGTGACGACACTGGTAACGAGGAAAGACCTCTGCGAGGTACGAATCCGAACCGGCCAGACGGAGGTCGCTGTCTTCACAGTCTACGAACCTGAGGAGTAAGAGACTTGGCGAGGGAGAAATCCCTCGCCGCCTCTGATGTGTCAGGCATCCTCAACGCACCCGCGCTTAACCCGCTTCGGCGGGTTTATTTTATCTGTAAATATTTTTATAAAAATAATGCCCACACACAGCATAAAACAAAAAGTATCACAGATAAAAAAGGAGCGTAATGTGCAGATTTGTTGTTTTCCATATTTACTCACTTTAACATAATCAATATTGATATGGTTGTTGTTTCGGTGGTTTCAAACGAGATGTTATGGTGATCTGGTAAAATTGCATAACATTAAAATTTAATTTATCTAATCGCTTTTAATAATAAGCGTTGTGTTTATCCCAGCAATCTGTTGTTTGACTTTTATTCCATTAATGTAGGGGCTTTACACTGGAACCAGTTTATTTATACTTTATACGCCAGCCTGAACAACTGGCACCTGCTGCGCCAGAAGAGACAACCGATGGCGCACGATACCAAATTACACAATTCTGATGATTCTGCCGTCTTTGCCAGCAGGTGCGGACGGCGTTTTCATGCATTCAAATCGGACTGGTTCCAGCATCCACCATGCACTGAAGAGCAGGCTGAATGGATAATTCAGTGTTACCGCAGGCGCGGATACGAGGTTAAAAAAGCCCTTAGCCTCGACTACCGTCACTGGATAATCTCCGTCAGGCTTCCTTACTCCGAACGCCCACCGCGTCCGTCCCGCACATTCCAGCAACGCATCTGGAGGTAACGTGCGGGTATTACTTCGACCTGTTCTGGTACCGGAACTCGGGCTGGTGATCGTTAAGCCGGGCCGTGAATCCATGCCGGTAGCCAGGTAACACAGTGTTATGACAGCCCGCCGGTTCAGGCGGGCTTTTTTGTGGGGTGAATATGGCAGTAAAGATTTCAGGTGTACTGAAAGACGGCACAGGAAAACCGGTAGAGAACTGTACCATTCAACTGAAAGCCAGACGGACCAGCAGCACGGTGGTGGTGAACACGGTGGCCTCTGAAAATCCGGATGAAGCCGGGCGTTACAGCATGGACGTTGAGTACGGTCAGTACAGCGTCATTCTGTTGGTGGAAGGATTCCCGCCGTCACATGCCGGGACCATCACCGTGTATGAAGATTCTCAACCCGGTACGCTGAATGATTTTCTCGGTGCCATGACGGAGGATGATGCCCGTCCGGAGGCTCTGCGCCGTTTTGAACTGATGGTGGAAGAGGTGGCGCGTCACGCTGAGGAGGCGAAGAAGAATGCCGGAGAGGCGGAGACGTCAGCGAGGAATGCCGGCATATCAGCCAGTCAGGCAGAAGAGAGCGCTGCAAATGCTGACACTTCAGCAGGGGAGGCATCGGAGTCAGCCCGGCAGGCGGCAGAAAGTGCAGCCTCAGCAAAGCAGTCAGAGGATGCGTCCTCGTCCTCGGCTTCTGCGGCCGCTCAAAAAGCCAGTGAGTCATCACAAAGTGCAGCAGAAGCTGAATTGTCAAGAAAGACGGCAGAAAGTGCAGCCGGTAATGCAGCCAGGGATGCAACGACCGCAACAGAAAAAGCCCGGGAGTCAGCAGAAAGCGCACAGTCAGCGGAACAAAGCAGGATAGCGGCGGAAGAGGCCGTAAACCGAATCCCCACCGTGGTGGGACCTCCCGGGCCAAAGGGGGAACAGGGGCCCGCGGGTCCTCAGGGGCCGAAGGGTGATAAGGGAGAGCGCGGTGACACCGGCCCTGTCGGGGCAACCGGCGAACGGGGACCGGCAGGTGATGCTGGTCCGGCAGGCCCGCAGGGGCCGAAAGGTGACAGGGGAGAGCGGGGAGAGACCGGTCTGACGGGAAATGCAGGTCCACAGGGTCCAAAGGGAGATACCGGTGCGGCAGGCCCGGCAGGCCCACAGGGACCGAAAGGAGAAACAGGTGCGGCTGGCCCGGTGGGGGCAACCGGACCTCAGGGACCGAAGGGCGACCCGGGGGAGACACAAATCCGTTTTCGTCTGGGGCCGGCGAGCATTATTGAGACAAACAGCCATGGCTGGTTCCCGGATACAGATGGTGCGCTCATCACCGGACTGACCTTTCTTGACCCCAAAGATGCCACACAGGTTCAGGGGCTGTTTCGGCATTTGCAGGTCAGGTTTGGCGACGGGCCGTGGCAGGATGTTAAGGGACTGGATGAAGTGGGCAGTGATACAGGCAGAACAGGAGAATGACATGAATATTTTGAGAAAGCTTATGGAGCGTCTGTGTGGTTGCGGAAAGCATGATGACAGTGAAAACGGGGAGTTACTTACAGCACAGCTGCGACTGGGACCAGCAGACATTCTGGAGTCCGATGAGAATGGCATTATCCCGGAGCAGGCCAGGGTAATCACGCAGGTGGTGATACTGGATGCGGATAAAAAGCAGATACAGTGCGTGGTAAGACCGCTGCAAATCCTGCGTGCTGACGGGACGTGGGAAAATATTGGCGGGATGAAATAGCCGACGGGTTCACAAAAACCGGAGTCCGGCTCCGGTTTTTGTTGGCATGCCATGGTGATGTTTGTTAGGAAAGCAAAGATGGCAAAACTGCTGGAGGTTTTGTGGTTGAGTATGCCAATATAATTAATAGATTAAAGAGTTAGTTGTGAAGAAAATATGGATAAACAGGACGACGAATGCTTTCACCGATAAGGACAACTTTCCATAACTCAGTAAATATAGTGCAGAGTTCACCCTGTCAAACGGTTTCTTTTGCAGGAAAGGAATATGAGTTAAAGGTCATTGATGAAAAAACGCCTATTCTTTTTCAGTGGTTTGAACCTAATCCTGAACGATATAAGAAAGATGAGGTTCCAATAGTTAATACTAAGCAGCATCCCTATTTAGATAATGTCACAAATGCGGCAAGGATAGAGAGTGATCGTATGATAGGTATTTTTGTTGATGGCGATTTTTCAGTCAACCAAAAGACTGCTTTTTCAAAATTGGAACGAGATTTTGAAAATGTAATGATAATCTATCGGGAAGATGTTGACTTCAGTATGTATGACAGAAAACTATCAGATATTTATCATGATATTATATGTGAACAAAGGTTACGAACTGAAGACAAAAGAGATGAATACTTGTTGAATCTGTTAGAGAAAGAGCTGAGGGAAATTTCAAAGGAGCAGGATTCTTTGATTTCTATGTATGCAAAGAAAAGAAATCATGCATGGTTTGATTTCTTCAGAAATTTAGCCTTATTAAAAGCAGGAGAGATATTCAGGTGCACATATAATACAAAGAATCACGGTATTTCATTCGGGGAGGGGTGTATCTATCTTGATATGGATATGATACTTACAGGTAAGCTTGGTACAATATATGCTCCTGATGGAATTTCAATGCATGTGGATCGTCGTAATGATAGTGTAAATATTGAAAATAGTGCAATAATTGTTAACCGTAGTAATCATCCTGCTCTACTTGAGGGACTTTCTTTTATGCATAGTAAAGTAGATGCTCATCCATATTATGATGGTTTGGGGAAAGGAGTTAAGAAATATTTTAACTTTACACCATTACATAATTATAATCATTTTTGTGACTTTATTGAGTTTAAACACCCTAATATGATCATGAACACAAGTCAGTATACATGCAGTTCATGGTAAATGAATTTGATAAAGTTTATTCTGTTGTAATAAATGATTTGCATGGTATTAGGTATCAACATGAAAATTCCCTCATTACAGTCCAACTTCAACTTTTCCGCCCCGGCAGGATACTCTGCTCCCATTGCTCCTAATCGTGCTGAAAATGCCTATGCGGATTACGTTTTGGATATAGGCAAGCGAATACCACTTTCCGCAGCAGATTTAAGCAACGTATACGAAAGTGTAATTCGTGCCGTCCATGACAGTCGTGGCAGACTCATTGATCAGCATACGGTCGATATGATTAATAATACTATACTTGATGCTTTGAGCCGCTCATAA